TGTAATCGTGAGCCAACATTGGCTTGAAGTATACAGGTGTATCTATTTCATTTATATTTTCAAATGAACCTGTTTCAATACGTTTACGATGCATTGCAGTTGCTTCTGCTAATGCTTGTTGTTCTGCTGTTGTAGCATTTTTCTTGCCTACGTTTTTAGCTTCGCAGCAAGTCCATTCTGATGTTGTTTTGATTCCGTCTGTATAGCCTGAGATGGTTCTGAAGCAGTTATTTTCTACTTCAATTTCCCATTCAAGCGTTTTGCCGTTCACGGCACGCTTGTACAATTTAGATAATTTCATAACCTTTGATTTGCAATGAAGATACGATCGTTATTTTGCCTTCCAAAACTGCCACCAACGTTTCTTTGTTGGAGGTAAACATTTACTAAATGGATTATCACCAAATGATACCTTATTATAATACCTAGAAGTCATTATGTTTAAGAACACCTCATGGTATTGCTCAGGTATAGTACCAAAATCAGCTTCTATTTTAATATCTAATTCAATTGGATCCCTATCTCCATTGATTAATGTCAATGTTTCATGTAATGAAACTAACTGCGACGTTTGAACGTTTAGGTGTGAACCTAATCCTAAATGTATTTCTTGTTTATTTTTCATAACATTATAAATGTAAGATGGGGGCTCTGCGCCCCCAAACTTACGTTAATCAAAGGTATGACTCGGCTAGTTCGAACAATTGTTCATTCAATTCTATATCTTTTTGGAAGTTTTTAACTGAACGTGCTTTACGTTTACCAGCTCTATATGAACCACCTAATAATTTTTCTTGTACTCTATTAAATACAACCCACAGATCATTACCTGCATCTTGAGGACGATCAGCATTAAGTACATCCATAATGTTTACTCTTTGCTTAGTTCTCAATTGCATCGCTTTGGTAGCGAAATCTTGCATTTGAACATCAGTTAACTGTGTTGATTTAAACAAGTTAATCTTCTGAACTAGGTTAGGTAGTTTAGCAATTACCTCACCAATTTTAGTTTGTAACGTCTCAAATGTATAGTTGATATGTCTGATTGATACATTACTAAAATCAGCATCACTAATAACTAATCCATTACTACATACTAATCTGAAGATACCAACTCTGAAGTTGAATGCTGCCTTACCATCATGTGAATTGGTAAGTAGGATTTGAGGGAATGAATCGTCACCGTCTTTACCCTTAATCATAATATCAGGGTTACGGAATACTAATAGATGTTTTTGGAACCCCTTATATTTACGAGATCTAACCTCTTGGGCCTTAGTTACTTGCCAACCCAGATTCATCAAATCTTCAACTACACGGGATGTAGGAGTTTGAATATATTTGTCTGTGAGGTGAGGTGCTTTCTCAGCTGTAAATACTGATGGAGCAATTGTCTTAATTTCTTCAAGTGAGTAAACCTTGTTACTCATCATGGTTGTTGTTTGTAATTCGTTTGTCATAACCTTTATTTTTATTTATACTTAAATCTACACTCACTGTTCTGCCCATCCTAATTTAGGACTGCATGCTTCGCATAAATAATCGCTTCGCTGAACATTTCTTGTTCCCATTCAGTGTTGGGATGATATTTGACATCTACTGTTTCTACTAATCTACGGTTATCTGTTATGCCACGCATTACCATTGTAGTAACCATAGCTTCGATTTCCATACATTTTCGAAATAGTTCATCATTAGTTGCCATACTTTTCTTTTTGTTTCTTCTTCAATCTAACCCACTCAAATTGCTCAGCCAAACTTGCTCCACGTTGAACTAGATCAGCCCAGTCTTCTTCATGTAGAGGTTTACGTTTGGATTTTTTATGTAATGCTTTATCTAACTTTCTACTTGCTTTGTCTTGAGCTTGGTCTTTAGTAATAATTGGCATTTATTATTTATTTATCTTAAATCTAAAACCAGAAATTTGCTCGACCACACTTAGAGGCACTTCATTATTTTTAAGGCCATCTGCTTTAGTAGTACTGTTATCAAACAAAAATGCACTGTATGTATTTAAACGTTTAGTGTACATTACTTTCCAACATTGGCTTGGTACTGATACTTTACCTATTTTCTTTATTTCACCTACTGAACCACACCATACATAAACTGAGTCGTATAATTTAGCCTCAGTACGTGTCATTGTTTCTAACTCTTTCCAGTCACCTCTATTCAATGCTGGGTATTGAGCAGTCATATTACTGAAATAGAATGATTCGTCATTTGCTACTTGATCACAAGCAGCGTCGGCTGCTGGAAAGTTATGTCCACGATCAAATCCCTGACCTGTATAATCTGATTGTAGATTGGTTTCGGTTGGTAATTTAGGATCAGGTATAAACTTGTCTCCTCGTTTGGCTTTAACATCACATTCAATTGATGCTCTAGTAATCCACCATTCAACCTTAACTGGGTATCCTTTGGATTTACTAAATGTTGTTGTGTACGCTTTGTGTTTAATTGTAACTGTATCTTGAGCTGAAACAGTGAAACTAATTAATAATAAAATTGGTAATAGGTATTTCATACCTATAAATATTACTCAGCTTTAGATATCGCCTCATAATATTCTTCCCTCAAACGTCTAACAGCAGCTTCAGCACTAGCCACACCTGCTTTAAACATGTTATCATCACCCTGATAGCCACGCTCATTGATTACTTTAAATACTTCCTCGAAAATTTCAAATCCAAATAAATTACTACCTAATGCTGTGTACTTGTCCATATTAATGAAAATTAAAAAATTTACTTTTACTTGCTTCCATTGCTCGTCTTTCCCCTTCACTACGTGGTTTAGATTCTACTCTAACGAATGGTTTTGGTTTGCGACCACGTCTTTTAGGAGCACACTCTTCAGGTTCATCCCATCTCCATTCACGTACTTTTTTATAAAATGACTGACGTGCTCGTTCTAATGATCCGTTATCTTTAGGGTATACTGGTTGGTTGTTCATAACTATAATTTAAGAAAAGGTTACCTACTAACACCTCACACCCGAATTGTAGGCAGGTCGGGTCGCTTAACCTTTCCTAATTAATGTAATCTAATATCAGTTCCTCGCCCCTACAAAGTGACTGTAATGTTCTAAATTTAGCTTCATCATCTAATGGTTTTGCTTCGTTATAGTCGCTACACCATACTAATTGTCCACCATACATCATTCCACTAAAGTATTCTAGATTAGAATTCATTACAATGAACTCTTTAGGCTTCTGATGTTTCTTCCCTACCATAGTCACTAAATTTTAAACCCCACATTAGCGAACACATTGCTGCTTCGCGTTCTGCTATTTTAGCATAATATTTACAATCTTTTTTAAAATACTCTGTCATCCATTTCACCCATTCCTTATTTTGGGCTTCAGTCATTGTCCATTCAGTATACCAAGCATCCTTACGTCCTGCTACTTGTTCAAATGTAACATCGTGACCTGCAATCTCAAACATTTTATTAATTATTGTTCGTACTATTTCTTCATTTGTCGGTCTTTTTCTCCTTGCCATTGTTTAAATATTTTGGTTTTAATATTAAGTCCCAATAGTCAGTTGTTGTTTTAGTTCCATCCTTATGAAGTCTACTCCATGTTTGTGGACATTCCTTCCTACAGAATGCTATTCGCTCATGTTTTGATTGTTTCTTATCACTAGCATATTCATAACATAACCATGATTCCCAATAGTGACTACTATGTTCATGATAGAACGTAGCTGCTATTTGATAACCGAAGAATACAAATGATATTACTGGGTTCCATTCATGTCTGAAATCAGTAGATGTCCATTTTGTTTTCCATCCTAAACCATTCATACTGAATCCAACTTTAAGTGGTACGAAATGTCTATTTTTCATTTGTTCGGCATATGCCTCGTCAAATGATTTTACAGTGTGTTGAAACGTTGAGGTTGGATTTGCTTTATTCCAATCTGTTGCTCGTTTAATGTCTCGCAATGCTGCTTTAGTTGCTAGCTCAGGTGTTGCCTTAACTAGTTTTCTAGGTAGGAAATATGGCGTACCAATTTGTGTTTTACCAAAGTACCATTTGACTTTGAATGGTGTAAATGGGCTAAATAATGCCTTAATCCATCTGAATCGCTCTAGTGTGTACTTTAATTTTCTCATTTGTAAATGAAATTTATACTATTATAACCTGTTACTGTTGTACTTACTGTTGAATACCAATTCATAATTATCTTGTTTGTCCAACGCTAAGTTCTCCATCTTGAATAACCAAATATTCACCTGTGGTTTCTTGACAATCGATAAGGTAGTATCTACCACCAGCTGCTTTCATAGCACCATCAATATCAAGTTTCTTAACTCCAGTATGGCCTACTACTTGAATTACTTGTTTACGTAATGTATCTCTATTAGCAGCCATTAGTGAACGTGGTCTAATCCAGATTGGAGATTGTTCTTCATTATCACCATACGGATCTAGAAAGCTTAATTTCTTTATACTAACTGCTGTTCCGAATTGAAATGTTAATGGTCTGTATTTAAACTGTTCATTTAGTTGTTCTACTATTGTTTCTACTTTCCATCCATCCTTACCAAATACACTATCCATAAATTTGCTACTAACACCAGCGTGGCTGAATAGGAACTCATCAAATTGATAAGCCATTTGAAGATGCTCTCTATTAGCATTAATTACTGGTTTGATCTGATGGCTGAATATTGTTTGGTATCCTGATGTTCCATTTTCACCTACTTCAGGAAAGTAATGGTAATCATGATTACCAATAAGCATGATGACTTCCTTATCAGTTGATTTTTTAAATTCAATGATATCGAGGAAGTTATTTAGTTGTTCCTCACCTTTAATATCAAATGAATCAAAGTAATCACCAATGAAGATAATTCTATCAGCATCTTGTTCTTGATTAACAATTAATTTCCAGAGTGAACGTCCGTGAACGTCTCCGATTGCTACTGTTTTCATAACTTATAATATTATACCTTTAACTATTGTGTAATTACCTTCTTCAACACCAGGATAATCAGCAATTTCATGATCACCATAGTACCACTCCTTATGGAAGTCTAAAGCAAATTCTTTATCTTCAATAATAGGACCAGCATCATTGTAACCACCTTCGTAGCCACGAACGAATACGTGCAGATCGGGATCTAGTTGTTGTAGTTGTTCTATTAGTTCTTTAACTGTCATTATGTAAATATAATGACTTATTTTGCCTTCACCAAAATTTATACCATGCTTTTTTTACTATGGGTTGTACTATTGGTTTTGATTTTGTAATCGACTTAAAAACGCGATTAAAGAAATAGTTGGAATGTTTTTGAATCTTAATTTTATCTGATTCTTTTAAATGAGATAAACTAATATGAATTTGCACAGGAGCTTCAATACCATCAGCTTGTATGAAGGTAGTTATTACGTAATACTCTTTTCCTTTTATATTTACTGTGCGTATCATTACCCATATAAATATGCTATGTTTCGTTTTCTTCAGATTCTAGATTACCTGCTCTTTGGTAAGCTTGCCACAATTCTTCTAATGCGTTATTCAAATGTGAATTTAGTACCTTATCAACTTTAGCTACTGGGTGTTGTAATATATGATCATCTAATGTACTCATTAGTACATGTAAACGATCCATCATTTCATGATAATGCCCTGGATTTAGCTTATCCTTTAACTTCATAGTTCAAATGCTTCTATAGTTAATTTAAATGGATTACCATCAATTTGTTTAACTAAATCAAGCATATCTTGTGCTAATTGTCTTACTTCAACTTGAGCGTGTTCGCTGTTTCTTAGTTTTTGAAAATGATAGAATGAGCGCCAGTTAAACATTACATCCATTGTAATTTGGCTGTTGAATGTTTTAAAGAAGCGAGCTGATTCTTTAGCACGTTTGCGACCTAAATGAGGTGTTAGGTCTTCTAAACACTTATGATATAGTTGATTGCCATACCTAGTATATTCATCTAATATATCAGCCCAATTTTTTCTCTGTAGATGTTCCATACTGCAAGGAATATCAGGCCAATCGTTTGGAATGTAGTATTTATCTTCTTTCAATTCCTTATAACGAGCAGATTCACCATTAACTGAAACACCAATACGATGTTTAATTAGGTGAATGTGTGTTGCTTGATCTACTGTTACTAGGAAATGTAATGATGATTTTTCAAATGGAGTATGATGACCCTCACTTGCTAACATTTTAAGTAGTTTACCTACTCTAGCTTTCTTTTCATCAGTAATGTCTCTAGATGTTGATGTCCAAGCTGATTGAGCATGAACTAGATCGCTCCCATAATGTCCTAATAGTTCTACTTTATTCACAGTTTGTGTTTTTTACCTTTCTCAGTTAATGAATATAATATCTCTCCTTCAGGTCCTACACCCGCTTGTATCATTCCTTTATCTACTAAGCCGTTAACCATTTCTTGAGTATATTTAATTCCAGCACGGTTATATGCTTCATCCATATCAACGTCTGAAAGTAAATAATCATCTTTTTTACCTGCTATATAATCATTGTAGCTATTAATAGCTAATTCCCAAATTTCTTCACACCAATATTCTACTAATTCTTCTGGTAAAGGACCGTCTGCTTCTTTAATTGTGTTTACTAATATTTTAGCATAATCCTCTCCACTGTTGATATTTTCTCTCATATTATTCAGTTTCAGTATACATTATTTCTTCAAATTTTTGAGCAGCCACACTATCTCTTTCCTTTAATATTTCTAAAGTAATTTCATATCTACACAATTCAACATGTTTGATAAACAGTTCATCATGTAAACTATCTACCTTAGCTTGTAGACTATCTACTTTATTTTGGCAATTACTTACTTCAGCGTTATTGCTACTGCAAGATGCAAATAACAATATAATTAAGATATATTTCATGATATTTCATTTTTATCGTCTTCATCCCAATTTAAAAAATCTTCACCTTTATAGTCAGGGTGGTTTTTATTCATATAATCAATAGCAGCAACCCATCTCCAAGAGATAATTGCAACTATAATAAACATTAATAAAAATACTTTCCACATATGTTTTTAATTTAATCCCACCATCTTCTGATGTTTTGTTCTAATATTTTGAATAATAATTTATGTGCTCGCTCTTCATTTGTTTTAGCTATATTAAATGCTGTTCTATGTTTATCATCACATTTAACCTGCTTATAAATACGAGGATATTTTTTAAAATAATCTTCATAATTATCTGAAATGTGTTCTACCTCCATTTCATAACTACCTGGATGGCTTATACTATCAATAAATTTAAGTTCTGATTTGTGGTAATCATGGTATTCACACCCGTACCATTCATTTTGTACTTTATCTATTAGACGAACACATAACATCATTATTTCAGCGTCACGTTTAGCAGACATATGTCTGTCGTGATAACCAATATATTCAGCTTGGTTTTTAAGTTTGAATTTAAGTATCTCGTAAATGAAAGAATGATCCCAATCTTGATCTTTCCATATAATAGGAAACCAACGATACAAATTGTAAATACGTTTGAAGAATTGTTTGATCTTATACATAACCTTTGAAAATTAAAGTGGGGGCTTATCGCCCCCTCTTAATTACTTAGCTGAAACTGAATCAGCTGGAATTTGAGCTACAGTTGAATCTGTTGCTACTACTGAAGAATCAGCTACGGCTGTACTGTCAGCATTTGTAGTCTCAACTGATGCATTTCCTCCGCAAGCAACAAGCATAGCTGCAACTGCGAATACGAACATTACTTTTTTCATAATAATTGTTTTTATTTGAATTAAATATACGACAACATTTTGACCGAACCAAATTAGAATTGTAATTTAGAACCAATCATAAAGAAACTAAGCATTGGGGAACCAGGCACTGTTGACACCATTAATTTATAATCTAGATTCACTCCGAAACGTTTACTTACTTTATAAGCATAACCACATCCAACTAATGAATTAACATTATAATTCCAAGTTGAACCTGTATTTGTATTATACGAATAAGGTGATGCCATAACAAATATTCCTGGAGATAAAGTTGTTTTCCTGTTTACTTGGTACGGTTTAGTCCAGAATGATGTTACTGACGATACTAATGAATATGAGTATTTGCCTGTTATTCCGTCTTTTAATTTAATATTGATGTAAGCTAAATTATAACCATATGTACCATATTTAGGATGTGGTTTAATCCAAGTATAACCACCAAATGTCATATTAGTACCTTTAACTCTAGCTACTGTATATGAGTATGCCTTAATTGCTTTTAGTTGGCCGTCTTTAAATACTAAATCACTTTTATTAATTGATAAGGCAAATGATTTAAAGTCCATCCAAATCATTGAATTAATACCCCAACTAGATTCACCAGTTGCTGACGATTGAGACATACCTAATGATAATATAGGTGTAAATCCACCAGTTGGGTTTTGAGCAGTAGTTAAATCCGAATTCATCAATATAGGATTCATTCGTATTTGCTTCTTCTCTTCCTTTTTTTCTTCTTTTTTCTTTTCTTCTTTTTTCTCTTCTTTCTTCTCTTCCTTTTTTTCTTCTTTAGATTCGGATTTTGATTCTTCTTTCTTTTCCTCACTCTTACTTTCAGACTTAGATTCAGATTTACTTTCGCTCTTGCTTTCGCTTGAACTTGTACTTTCTGATTTGCTCTCTGAACTTGAGCTTGATGACGACGAAGACCCAGATGATGAGGATGACTGGGACGAAGACGATGAAGATGCTGAAGATGAAGACGCTGACGAGGCTGATGAACTCGAAGCTGAACTTGATGCAGCTGAGGAAGCGCTTGAGCTTGCTGCTGCACTTGCTGATGAACTCGCTGCGCTTGATGCTGCTGATGAAGCGGCTGATGCCGCTGCTGATGCTGCTTGACTGGCTGCTTGAGTTACTGTATTTTGAACGGTTTGTGTTACTGTTTGAGATACTGGACATGCTGATGAATTATAAGCTGCATATGTTGCTTGTAACCATGCTTGTAAAGCTCCACTTTGTACTTCTGCTGGAGTAAATGTTTTTACTTGGTTATAAAACGATACGACAGCGTTACCATTAATATAGGTTGTAGTTGCTGTTTTAGTTTCACCAGTACATTTATCTACAAATGTTTGAGTGAAGACTTGTCCATTCGTTTTAAGACAAACGAACAGTAATATAATTAAGCTTACAACCCATTTTTTCATTATTTTTCAAATACTTTCTTATCAACCATACGCTTTAAAATACGAGCACAAGCAATGTCAAGTGCTTTCTTAGTTGCTATAGATACAGTTGATTGATTGAATTTAACTGGATCTACAGTAGCGTCTGATAAGAAAGTTAATTCGCGGGTTGTTTTAGCTTCACCTAATCCTGATCCTGCTATAATTTCTCCTGTTTCGGCGTTTGTGAATCTAACCTGTAAACCTAAACGAGTCACCATTGTGTTCTTAACCCCATTAGACAAATTTACTTCTTCATCATCACTTACACTCCAGTCATATACCTCAATTTCCACAAAATAATGAGCGAGGCGGATTTTACCACGGCCATCCAATTTGTCCTGGCTAATTCCAGCTTGAGATGCTTGGAATTGTTTAACCATTCTGTTTTTGATTTCTGTCTTATCTTCTGTGAATGTAAATCGATTAAGATTTTCAAGATATTCAAGCGTGATATTAGCAACGCCAAGGCCCACTTTCTTTTCCTTGAGTTCAGGATATTGCTCATATAACTCATCTCCGATACCACATTTAAGAATTTGTATCGGAATTGTTGGGCCATTGTAATCTAAATATTGACTAATGTCTAATTTGGTTTCGAATGACGCCTTGTATTGCTCGGTCTTTGTTGAGCCAATGGTTTGAGCTCCAACATTTAGGGCTACTAGTAGCCCCAATATCATAAATAATTTTTTCATACATTATCTGTTATTAAATCTTCTAATAGGAGCTCTATTATCATTTCTTGGAGGTGGTGGAGTCCATCTTGGTTGAGGCTGAACTCTAGGTCTTGGATTTACAATTATAGGTCTAGGGTTAACTATAATAGGTTGTCTAAATCTATAGTAATTCCAATCCCACCACAACGGAGTTGACATTATAGGAGCACTATAATATAAGTCATCGTAGATAACTCGCTTTCTAATTTCAACTAACTTAGTACTATCCTTAGGATCAATGAAAACATATTTGGTAGTAGTACATCCTACTAATAGTACTGTTAGTAATATTAATAATATGTTTTTCATAATAATTATTCTTTATCGCCTTTTCTCTTATTAATAAATTTATCAACTGAAGCTATTCCAAATGAACCTAATACAATTACCATAAATCCATCAAATACGAATTCATGGATAGGCATGTTTTTACCCATTATACCAGTTACAATATCAGCGATTAATGTTACTACCATCATAATGAAGGCTGTAAATCCAACTACTGATTTTTCGTTAATTGTATTTGAATCATCAAATAGGTTTTTCAAAAATTGTTTCATACTTTTAATTTTTATTGGTTTTTTAATGAGAATCGTCGTAGAAGTCTTTTAACAGACCACATTTTTGACATTCTAGTTCTCCATCATTATCTGAATCTCCCCACTCATGTTCACATTGTCTGTGAGCGTGAAATTCGAATTCTAATTTTTCCATTTCCTGCTCATGTTCTTGAGCATCTTTAGCCATCATTTGATCATGTTCTTGTTGATCAACTGCTAATTCATGTTGTTGCTTATTTTCAACTACAGCTAAATCTCTAGCGGCTGCTGCACCTGCTACGAAAGCATCTGGAATTAATGGGGTAACTGGTTTGTTACTTTCTTTAATATCATTAACACTACCTAATGCAACTCCATCTTCTTCGTCCATTTTCTGTACTAACATTTTATCTTTGTCAGTATCGCTGAACCAGTAATCAATAATCTTACCATATGAACCAATGAAGGCACCTAATAATAACATTAATAATTCTTTCCACGCTGCTGCCATTGGTGTTTGTAAACTAATAGCAGTAAATATACCACCAATAATTAATATGAAACCACCCAATACCATTGCTGTGATGTACCATCTACGGGACATCATTTTATTTAGTAGTTCTCTAAATCCTGTGTTTGGTTGTTGACTCATTACTTATACTTTTTTAAAACTTCGTTATTTTGTTTTATTTGCTTTGCTTTTTTCAATCCAGAGCGTCTGCTGCGTCTTGGTTTTGTTTTAGGTTGTGCGTTTGCCATATATTACCATTGAGCAGGTGCTTCTTTAAATTCATCACCTTCTTTCTTCTTTACAGGAGCTGGTTTTTCTTTAACTGTTTCTTTTTCTTTAATTACTACAGTCTTACCACCACCTGCTGCTTGAGTTTGAGTGTTTTGAATGTTGATTACTGGGGCTGCTTGCTGCACTGGGGCTTTTTCTTCTTCACCACCAGTTAATTTAGTTGTAAACCAACCACCTACACCTAAAGTGATTGTTGACACCAATCCCAAAATAATATTTTTAAGGGATGATCCTGTGCTTTCTTGTTTTTCTTCTGACATATACTTTAATTTTTATAGTTTGTTAAAATCTGTTATTCCTAATTGAACATTATTTGCATTGAATAAAGCAATTCTATAAGCTGATGTTGGTAAAGCATTAGTGTATACTTTTAGTATATTGTCACCTGCAACTACATTTACAGTCTCTTTAGATACTACTCTATTCGAGATATCAAATATTTTAATCGTAACTGTGCCTGCTGTCTCCAGCTTCACATTCATTAGTACTTCAGTAGTTACAAATGGGCTTTGTAATTTAATCCCTACTGAATTAGTTATTTTTAAACTCTCAGCCATTACTGGTGGTTGAGGCGTTGGGATGTCTAGTTTACGGCAAGCTGATAATACTATTGAGCATATCAGTACCAACAATAATTTTTTCATCTTTTAATTTATTATAATGGTTGTTTTATTGACTTGGTTTCCACCCTCATCATCTAAAATCAGATATAAATATTTAACAGGTAGCGTCCTAGTATAAATTTTAATAGTATTTGTACCTACTTTACCATTAATCTTTTCTTTAGTTATGACCTGTTCTGTATTTTTATCTACTAGTTTAATTATGTATATTCCTGCATTATCTAATTTAAATGATATATCACTTTTATCTGTAATAGTTGATTCAGTTACACTAAATACATCTGTTACTTGTGGTGGTGCAGGTGGGAGGTCCATTTTTCTACATGATCCTAAAACTAACAATAATATCAATAATAATTTTTTCATTATTTAATCTTTACATTAAGTTTATTTAAATTAATTCCCAATGTTTCAACATTCTGTACTGATATTAATCCTAATATGTTTGTTATATTTGTTTTAGGTTTGAATGTGATTTTATATCCAACATTAGATACTGAGCCGCCAGATGTACTTAATGAACCTACACTTACTGATTGTCCATTATTTTTACCGAAATTAGTAGATTGGTTGTTTGTAAATTCTACTTTTGAATAGTCTAATACTGAGTTATCATAGTGTACTATAAATTGAGTAGCTCCTATTTCATTGCCATTTGGGATTAACTTTATAGTTGCTATAATACTATCACCTACTTTTTCCATCATAATATCAGCTTCAGTAGTACCAACTGAATTTGTAGAAAACGCTGACATAGATTTTATATCTGATGTAGACATATTTGCCGCATTAGGTATAAAACTTGTTGGTTGAGATGAGTGTGATAAATTCACATCTCCTTTCCAAGTTATATCTAAATTATAAGCATTCAATATTCCATTTGTAAATGTAAATGGATAATCAATTCCAATAGGTAATGTGAATGTATTCCAATTTTGTTTTGTAATATTATCAAAATTCGTAGATGGTATAATTTTTATAGCATCTGCTATACTAGGAGTTGTTGACCACAGTGATGTTGTTCCTTGTAAGTGTGTTAATAATAAATAACAATCTCTTTCATCAAATAAATTATCACCATTTATATCGGCATTATCAAATTGAATACCAGATGTAAAATATTTACTCTCATCTCCCATTATTCCTCTATCTGCAAATTCTCTAAATGCCAAATAAACATCAGATACAGTAACAATACTTGATAATAAATTTGTATTTTGTGTTGCAGTCAAACTTCCAAATTCCAATTTATGAAATTTATTCATTCTATTCTGTACAAATGTAAATTCCGCACTTAATCCCCAGAAGAAACTGGCTCGTCTTATGTTAGCCGAAAATGATGAACCTGCGAAATTAAATTGAGTTGGTGTATAAATCCAATATGCTGCCCAAGTTCCATCATCCCATTGATATGTTACTGGTCCATCCCATAAATCAAATAATTTCAAACTTGTAATACTATTTGCTGAAACACCTGTGCCTGTAAATTCTCTTTTATCAATTAAAATTTGGTATCGTTGATTTTGTGGTTCATAATCATATACTACGCACCATTCAACTTGTCCACCTGTTGTATTTGCTTTAAATCCGGTTCCATTAATCTGTGTAGTATCCATTTGTGATGTCATGTTCACTCTACCAACACCATTCAAATTAATGTAAGAATTATTTGATGAAAATGTAGTATTATCATCTGATGTTAATATTCTAGTTTTAAACATTGTTTCATCAACATTGTTTCCAAAATTAAAATTAAATTCAGTTCTTAATATATTACCGTTTGAGTGGTTAACACTATTAGAGTAAAATTCAGTAAATGTTTGGTCATCAGGGTTTGTCCAAGTACCAAACTCAATTACATAAGCACAACTGAAATGGTTTGGTAAATCGTTCCATTGAGAACCACCGCCCCATTTAGTTACTGCGTAATCTTCATTACCACTATTGTTTGGTTCACCAGGTGCCCAGTTGTTATATTGTCCTTGTATGTTTCCAGCAGTTTGTCCATTTGATGTTTTAATAAGAGTTCCTGCTTCAGGCCCTGCATCTATTCTCCATTGAGCTTCTACCACTTCATCCGTTAATGCAAACCATATATTTTGTTGTGGTACATTTTGCTGAATAAAGTTATCTTCATCTGCTGATGTTAATGTTACCAAATATCCTGTTTGTCCTTTGAATGTTTGTTGTGATGAAAGTAGTTTAGCATTCGAATATGTTGCACCAGTTGAAATCGGTCTATAAAAGTGACCATTAGAAGGATTATAATAATATCCACTTGGATTTACAGTAGCTGATACTGATATTTGAATATTACCCGCTGTAGCTGTTGTATTTACTTTTAAAGTCGCTAACGCTGTATTAATATTAGCCATTGTGCCTGTAAACACTAAGCGAGTTTTATTACCACTAAAATTAAATCCCGATGCTGGTGTTAAACCATCAAATCGAGTCATATAAAATGTTGTGCCTGATGGTGCTTGAGGTAATCCAATAGCACATAATAATGTTGCTGTTGAACTAAATCCACTTAAAGAGAATCCACTAGCATCTTGAGCTGCTGTATTAAGGATAAAAGATTTGGGTTCGGGAGCCGTCACCGACTGCCCAAACCCAAGGCTTGTTATTAATAAAAATAATATAACTAATAGCTTCTTCATTATTCTACTACAAGTTCTACTTTCTTACCAGCCGCATCTACTGCATCTGCTAATACGAAGAAGAATAAACCTGCAGTATTACTTACTGGTACTTTTGGAGTGAATATTAATTTATATGGAGTACCAACTTTAATTCTGGCTGTCTTTAACTGATCAATAGATCCAAATGTTAATCTACCATCATCTTTAGTTGAGAAGTTAGTGATTGTAGATCCAGCATCAAATATTACGTTATCTAAAGTTAATTTTGTTGAATCGTAGTTCATAATAACTTGCAAACCAGCTAAATCAGCTTTGGTTAATCTACAAGATAAGGTTACTTTACCATTTTCAATTGTAGATATAATATTTAAACTAGCTTGTTCTACTTTAGATGCTTCATAAGCATTACCCATAGTAGACGTCATTGCCATTGTTTGGATATTACCAACTGTTAAATCATTTGATTTATTAGTGTAGATACCACTAGCTATTCTAGCAGCAATAGTATCTGGATGAGATGAATGTGACCAATCTAAGTCACCACCCCAAGCAAATACAGCATCTACTGTTTGGGTTGGAGCTGTAATATATACTCTATTCTTTGTTGTACCATCTAACCAACTTTGGTTCAATAAACCACTATGCCATCTCCAAGATGTAGATGTGTTAGTTGGTATAAATGCTTGAGCTGATACATCTTGTCCCATTACATAAGCAAATGAATAATAAGCATCTGATTCATTAAACACATTATCATTTCTAGTTATATTACCAATTTTCTTTTCAAGTACAGGACGAGTAAAGAAAGTAGCATTACCACTGATATCAGTTTGTGAATGACCTAAGAACGCTTTATATGCATCTGATACTGTAATAACGTTATTCATCCAAGTCTTTTGTGATGCCGGTGAAACAAATACACCTAAACTATCACCTACTTTTACTTGTGTTGTAAATATAGCTTCACCAGTAGCATCTAATGGTAATTGAGCAATTGGTTGTTGTGACCAATCAATATCACCTGTACCATCATTTTTTAATCTCATTAACTGAACATTATGATCAGTAATAGTATATCCTGAAGGGAATAATACTCTAACTTTAAACTGAGATGTATTACCAGTTACATTTGTTAATGATACGTTTGTAGATGGTCTTGTAATTGGTGAAATATAAGCTGAAGCGTCATTAATAGCATATGCTAAATCTAGTCTATGAATATTAGAATAATCACCTAAGTCTTTAATTACATATTTTTGAGTAGCTATATCACCGTTGATAGATGCATCTGCTCTTTGTACTGTTAATTGACCTACATTCCAATCAGCATTAGTTGCGTAATTCCAAGGTGATGCCTGATATTGAGCATATAATGACGTATCAGATACAGTATTAGATGGAGTAAATCTATAGTTATTCCAACTTGTAAAATATGTTTGTACTGATGTTCCTTGAGAGAATACAGTGCTGTTAGGTACTAATGTTAATGCCTTGTTATTAAATTGGTATCTCAACCAAAAATAACGTGGTGTGGTTGTACCTCTAGTCACTGTGTATTTTACAGTAACAGTATCACCAACTTTAACGTTTGATGATGGAGTTACAGTTTGATTTACAACTAACTGAGCGTTAGATGTTAGGGACATTAATAATATCCCTACAAGTGTTATTAATTTTTTCATGAATTATTTTTCGAATAGTTTAGTGATAAGTTTATCACAACCTTTCTTGAGAGCATTACTTAATGAAGTCTGATTAAATTTGCCGCCTTGATCTACAAGTAAAGTAGACATAGAGATTTCAGATGAAGATTCTTCAACGATTACTTCTTTTTCTTTTATACCGTCTTTGTATAGGATTCCTTTTAAACGAATAACTACTTCTTCCTCACCTTTATGGAATACTGAAATGCTTTTCTTTGTAGTTAATACATCTAAATAAACGATTTCAACACGTAATTTATTTTCAGCATCTGGGGATAAATTATATCCTTTATCTTGTAGATATTCTTCTAGTACGTTTTTAACTCCGAATTCTAAATTGCGGTTACCTGCTAATTTACCAACAACTACTTTATTAGTAACTTTTTCAACATAGATGTGTTCATCTGCGTTATACCAGATATTACCAGGATGGTTTTTGAAGGTACCATCTATTCTCCAAGAAATTTCATTTGCTATTTGGGTTGCGTATTCACTTCTTCCAGTAAGTTCAAGAACTACGAAAAATACTTGAAATAAGAAAGCAAGACCTATGAATGCTAGGGCACTTATTAAGAATAAGTGGAATAGTTTGTCGCGTAGGCTGATGGCCAGAGTTACGGCTCTTTGTTTCATCTTTTAATTTTTAATTGGTTCGGGAATAAATATGATAAAAAAAGCAACCATTTCTGGTTGCTTTAAAAAATTGATGGGAATCCTGACTACCCACAATCCCTGGACGAGCCCCTTTTCACCCACTGTCCACAAAGATGATCAGTCTTAGTGTTAATAACAGGTCGGCTTGACTACCGACAACGCCTGCAGAGATCAGTAATGATTGTACTTCGGCGTATCCAGAGCACTGCTGGGTTGCGCATTCTACCCTTAGTGATGGTGGTTTTAACTCACTCGTCTGTGAAACCCAACTCAGTAGCTTTTCAGCCACCTCGCCAGTGCCTTAGCAGCTCTCAACCGCTTGTTCGGCCACAGTTTTGTTTGTGTATATAAATATATGCGGAGTGTGAAAACCGCAATAGTGGAGATGGAGGGATTCGAACCCTCGTCTTACTAAGTACCCATAATACCAACGTCTCACATGCTTAGATCTGATAAATCTGATCAGTAGGGGCGAACCGATATGGTCGACTTCCACCACCTGATTTTATGACATCAGGAAACTTGGCCCCGTAAAGAGACTACCATCTACATTTTCACCCCCTGTATATGTAGAAAAGAATGCTTAAGGTACGCCTTAACGACAGCTTGCGCTTTGAGGGAGTCACTCTTAATCACGGTCCTTATTTAACGAGTCGATCGTGAATACTCGGAGGTCTTCTGTTCCTAGGTTACGCTCACCCGTTGCGGACTAGGCTGCTAAAGCGTAGTCGGCGCCTACGAACGCCATAAGGTCGTCGAAGGTCATAGTTGACATTTCGTCAGTTATTGTTTTGTAGCTTTT